TTTACCTGGCTAGAAGACCTATTCTGGGCCGCCTTCTGCAAGCAAGTAAGTGCCTCACTAGCCTCTCTCCTTTTTATATGGAAAGGTGGAGGCTAGGGGCCCCAGGCCTCCTCTCATTAAAAAAAAAAAGCCTCTTGCACACTCAAACATGTTCTAAGCGTGTGACAGTCTGGGCAGTCAGCCAGGTAAGGCAAGCAGCCAAGCACAGTGCCGGGCAATAGGCCAGTTCACATAGTTATGAAACCGGGCGGACAGCCAACTTCCTCTTCACCAGGGGAAGTTAATTAAGGAAGTTCCACCCGGTGACCTCTCAGACAAAACAAAGCTGTGTGACCAGGCAGGCGAAAGCAGCACTAAATGTAAGTAATTCTAATTTTTAATTTCTTTTAGAATGGGTGGCGTTCTCTCTGCTTTGGTGGACATGATTGTAATGGCTACAGAATTAAGTGCTGCATCTGGACTGGCAATTGAAGCACTTCTATCAGGAGAAGCTTTAGCTGCTCTTGAAGTTGAAGTTTTTTCTCTCATGACAGTAGAAGGCCTCTCAGGAATAGAAGCATTAGCTCAGCTAGGGTGGACAGCGGAACAGTTCTCAAACATGGCATTTATAGCAAGTACTTTTTCCAATGCCATAGGATATGGGCTTTTGTTTCAAACAGTCTCAGGAATTAGCTCTTTGATTTCAGTTGGGATAAGGTTGGGAAGGGAAGTGTCAGTGGTAAATAGATACCAAACAGAAAAAGCTTTGGAGACCATATTTGGAGAAATAGCTAAATTAATCCATATTAATCTAAGTTTTCACTTTGATCCCAAAGACTGGTGTAAATCTATAAGTGGAAATATTCCTTCACCTGTCCTCAATCTGGGAGTAGAGCAGCTAAGTAAATTTGGCCTAATTATTGAAAATGGGAGGTGGGTAGTTCAAAATACCCCTACAGACAGTCCCCTCTTTGAAAGTGGGGATATAATAGAAAAATATGGGCCTCCAGGGGGTGCCAACCAAAGAGTAACTCCTGACTGGATGCTCCCTTTAATTTTAAGGTTAAATGGCGCCTCCAAAGAAAAGGACTCGCTGTGTGTCTCCAAGTAAAGTCAAATGCATCCCCAAAAAATGTCCTGTTCCTACACCTGTACCCAAATTGCTTATAAAAGGAGGAGTAGAAGTGCTAAATGTGGTAACTGGTCCAGATTCTACAACAGAAATAGAGCTGTACTTAGAGCCCAGGATGGGAATAAACTCTCCCTCAGGGGAGAAAAAGAAGTGGTATGGCTATAGTGAGGTCATACACCATGAAGATGGAGCTACAAATAATTTGCTGAGCATTCAGCAACCTCAGTACAGCTGTGCTAGAGTACAATTGCCCTTGCTGAATACAGATATGACCTGTGACACTTTAATGATGTGGGAGGCTGTAACCTGTAAAACAGAAATTGTTGGAATTGGCTCACTGATTAACCTACATTTGTTTGAAGCCAAAAATCTGGGAGATACTGGACCTGCACAGCCCATTGAGGGAATTAACTACCACATGTTTGCTGTAGGGGGGGAGCCCCTAGATCTCCAGGGAATACTAGCAAATGCTGATGTTAACCATGCCTCTGCTATTCCAGCTAATACTATTCATCCAAATGATGTAGCTAATTTACCTTTGGAAGATAAATATGCTTTGCAAGGCCTAATGCCAAAGGCAAAAGCTAAACTTGAAAGAGATGGCTTTTTTCCCATTGAAGAGTGGAGTCCTGATCCCTCCAGGAATGAAAACAGCAGATACTTTGGCTCCTTTGTTGGAGGAGTGCAGAGCCCACCCACCCTTCAGTTTACAAACTCAGTCACAACAGTGCTTCTAGATGAAAATGGGGTTGGGCCTCTGTGTAAAGGGGATGGCCTATTTGTTTCATGTGCTGATATTTGTGGAATTATGATCAAACAAGACAATGGAGCTGCAAGGTACAGAGGCCTACCTAGATATTTTAAAGTAACCCTCAGAAAAAGGGCTGTGAAAAACCCCTACCCAATTACCAGTTTGCTTGGCAGCCTGTTTACAGGCCTCATGCCTAAAATGCAAGGCCAACCCATGTCAGGCCCCAATGCACAAATAGAAGAAGTTAGAATATATCAAGGGAAAGAAGGCCTCCCAGCTGACCCAGATATGAAAAGATATATTGATCAGTTTGGAAAAGAGCAAACCCCTGTGCCCACCCCAGCTGCCCCTGCAGCAGCAGCCATAGAATCAGTTCTAGAAGAATGGAGGCAAAAAGCACCACAAGGAATTTTCAAATATGGTTCCACTTGGCCTCCTTACCTCTTTCAAGCTGAAAAACAGGAGTCAAAGGTGAAGAGTCCTGAGAAGAAAACTCCCACTGCTCCAACTGAAGAGATTGTTGAGCATAACCTTGTGACAGAAGATTATACCACTTCTCCAATTCCTGCCCCCACCCTCATAAGTTTTGGCGGGACAACTGACCTCAAAAAACTGGGAGGGGAGTCAGGGGGCCTGGGAGAAAGTACAGTTCTTGGAGGGACAACAAACATCTCTCAATTAAAAGGACAAGAATCATCTTAAAAAGCTTTATTATGTAATCAAATGTAATTAAAGTGATTGAAATTAATCATCTGGCTCGTCTTCTTGCAAAATATTTGTGAGGGGGCTTTCTCCAACTTCTACATTTTCTAACATTTTACAAAAATCAGAATAACTAACAGTGTTCTCTATGATTTTTTTCCACTCTGCAACTTCATTTCTTATAGACACAGCAAACTTATTATTTGGTACAAACCACATGAGTAATAAAAATAGAGTCAGGCCTCTTTGAAGAATTCTGTTAGCAAGCAAGTAAGGAGCATTGTCTAAGGATTTTTGCAAATTAGTTTTACATTGAAAATTTAGCTTATAAGCAAATCTTACATACAAAGTTTCAGGCATATAATACTCATTCATAGTACAAACACAAGGAGGAAATATTTGGCTTCTTTTGTTTACATGTTTTCTTTCTAAATTAACAGGCACAGCTCCATCTAAATAATCTCTCATGTTATCTAAATTAGAAATCCCTTGCCCAGGTTGCAGCTTTTTATTTAAAGTGTTTTGACCTTTGACATCTTCAAACACCACACAAAATCTGTCAATAGCACATCCTAACTCAAAGTTTAATTTATCTGCAGGACAATTAACATTTAATGATCTACCACCCAGAAGATCCATTAAAGCTGCAGCAAAAGTAGTTTTACCACTGTTTACAGGACCTCTAAATAATATGTTTCTATTCTTGGGTACATTCTCTGTAAGTAATTGAATAATTTTTACAAGTATGTTATCAAAATTATCAAACAGATTAGCATACCAAGCAACCCCAGCCATATAATCATATATTTCTAAAGTACTTAAGGCTTTTAGGGCCTTCAGATGTTTCTCAAAACAGGTTACCAAAAGCTCCTCTCTGCTACACTCCTGTAACAAAAGTCTTCTCTTGGCAATAACCACATCACTTGCTTGAGTACAAATACTTTTTTGGTTTTTACATGACTCAAAAAAAACAGCATTTGCATGTTGCTCCTTATGATGCTCATGGGCCTTTGTCTTAAGAGAGTCACACTTTTTGCAAGGGTAAGGCTTTGCAAAATCTAGATAATGAGCTAAAATGATATAGGGATCATCCAAATCTGCAGCTACTGCAAACTCTGCCACTTTATTCCAATTACAGGTCTCTTCCTTTGCATTGTCATCAAAATCAAAGCTATACAGTCCTGCTTTGCTGGCTTTAATCTCTACAAAAGGAAGTTTACATAGGCAATTATAACATTCTAGAGGCTTTAACACTACTTTACAAATTAGAAAACTAACAGTGCAAAAGTTTTGACAGAAATTTTTAATAGCAGATAACCTATGCCTACCTGTGGTTAAAAATAATACTAGGCCCCCACCTGAAAGCAGAGCATCTACAGATTTGTGTAAGCTTTTAAACTCTACTTTAAATTTATCAATTTTATCATAAAGCTCTTGGGCCTTCTCTAAAGTAGAGTATAAAATGAAGGCATTTACTGTTTTATTACTAAATACAGCGTGACTAACAAAATCAAACAAACAAGAAGGAAGATCAGTAGGAATATCAGAACCTGTTTTTTTTGGTTTTGGTGGCGTGCTTGCAAAGCTAGCCTGCGAGCTAGAATTAGATCCATCCACATCTTCAGCGCTTCTTCTTCTCTTTTCTGGAGTCTCTCCCTCATGTCCTGAAGATCCTGTTCCAGAAGAACTTGGGGTCTCTGATTGTTCAGGCTCACTGAACGCCGCGGAGGATTCTTCTTGGGAGGCAGAGGTGGGGGTTGAGGTATAAGGAAAAGAGTTGTATCCAGAGGACTGTGAGGAGCTCTCCCTCCAGGTCTGGGGGGAGTCCTCCTCATCTGAAGAGGAGATTGGGGACTCATTGCAGTGTAGATCTGCTCCTTTGCCAGGGCCTTCATGGGTAAATACTGAGGTGTACCAGTCTTGGTATCTTCTTCTGAAGCTTTGGCTGCCATAGGCCTCAGAAAAACTCTAAAAGAAAAATTACATTTATCATCAAGAACTATAATTTAAAAGCCTTAAATAAATTATACTTACTAATTTCTGAATCCACTTTGAGGAGTCCAGCAGGCATCTCAGCAATGACATATTTCCATATATCAAAGGTTTCCCAATTTTTCTCCATGCCAAACCATAAAATAAAGCAGTAGTAGCAGAAACACTCTCCCCAGGTAAGGCAAATTTTATTTGCCCCTAATTTAATGGTATCATGCTGATTAAAAAGCAGGCTAGTTATGCATTTGCATAGGTTTAAACCTTTCTGGAGGCACTGAGGGCTTCTCAAAAATGCATCATTAAATCTCTTTGGACCTCCACAAATTTTAACTAATTTTAAGTCATAGCAATCAGAAAAATTAACTGAACATACCTCAGAGTTCCTGAGTTCTATGAAACCTTCCTGAAATTTTTGCCACAAAGAATTTAAAAGCATCATTTTCTCAGTACTGCCACCTTTATCAGGATGTAAAGATTTAGAAGCCCTTTTGTATGCTGTTTTCATGATAGGAAAATTTCCAAAAGCATATTTTGGAATTCCTAAAAGCTCCATTAACTGAGTCTTCTCACTCTTTTGCAGTACTCGCTCCAT